CATCTGAGGCAGCAGCAGCAGCTTCGGCATCGGCAGCAGCTGTATCGGCAGGGACCGCTACAACGCAAGCCAATAATGCAGCGTCATCAGCAAGCACCGCTACAACACAAGCTGGCATAGCGACTACACAAGCTGGAATAGCAACTACCCAGGCTAGTAACGCATCTGCATCAGCAGTATCAGCAGCGGCCAGTCTTGCATCGTTCACGAATACCTACCTTGGTGCTTTCTCAACCGATCCTACTCTGGACCCAAGTGGTGGAGCACTGACTGCCGGTGACTTGTACTTCAATACAGTGGCCAACAGAGTCCTAGTTTACTCAGGCTCGGCCTGGGACTATGTAGCAATCGATGCTTCCATCCTTGTGTCTAAGGATTCCGCTACTGGATCAGCAACACTACCCGCCGGTACTACAGGTCAACGTACTGCAAGTGCAATAAATGGGATGCTCAGATACAACACAACCATTGCTGGATTCGAGGGCTACGTTGCTGGTGCCTGGGGCGGTGTTGGTGGAGCGCAAGCCAACGGTGCAATCTACGAGAATGCTCAGTCGGTAACATCATCGTACACTTTGACAACATCTAAAAATGGATTCTCTGTCGGGCCAATTTCGCTCGGATCGGGAGTTGTGGTCACTGTTCCTAGCGGCTCTCGCTGGGCAATTCTTTAGGAGATATATAAATGGCCTCAGTAATTTCAGCCCTGACGAGCGGTGGTGGTGGCATCTCGATGACGGGTGATGCCTCTGGCATTCTCAACTTAAATAGTAATGGAACTAATGTTGTCGCTGTGACCTCTACTGGCATGGCTGTAACTGGTACTCTAAGCTCTAGTAACGGAATCAGCGTAGCAAACACCTTTGGCTTCAAGAACCGCATCATCAATGGTGCGATGGTGATTGACCAGAGAAATGCTGGGGCTAGTGTTACCCCTACAAATGGAGTTTATACATTAGATAGATACAGAGCTATTCTTACTCAATCATCAAAATTTAGTGTTCAACAAAACGCTGGCGCAATAACACCACCAGTAGGGTTTTCTAATTATTTAGGTATTACATCTTTATCTGCGTATTCTATAGGTGCGAGTGATTTATTTATGATTACTCAATATATTGAAGGATATAATATATCTGATTTAGGTTGGGGAACTGCTAACGCAAAAACAGTTACTTTATCATTCCAAGTTTATTCAAGCCTTACTGGCACTTTTGGTGGTGTTTTAACTAATTCTGCTCAAAATAGAAGTTATCCGTTTACATATTCAATTCCAGTTGCAAATACTTGGACAACAATTAGCATAACTATTGCTGGCGATACTTCTGGAACTTGGATTGGTGCAACAAACGGCACAGGAATTGCAGTAGTTTGGGGATTAGGTGCTGGTTCTACATATAGCGGAACTGCTGGTGCATGGGCAGGTGCAAACTATTTTTCAGCCACAGGTGCAACATCAGTAGTAGGCACATCTGGTGCTACCTTCTACATCACAGGCGTTCAACTAGAAAAAGGCTCAACAGCTACTTCGTTTGATGTCCGTGCATATTCTACTGAGTTGGCGATGTGTCGGAGGTATTATGCAAGATTACAGGATACATTAGCACTTTCAGGTTCTCTGGGTACTGTGTCAGTAGAAGGCGCAAGTAGTACATATGGAACAGCACCGTTTTCAATGAGAGCCACACCCTCATCAACATTTAGTGGTCTTACAATTTCAGATGGAAATGTAATTCCAGCAGTAACATCAGTATCCAACCTAGGAAATATAATTGGCGGCGTATCATTTACTTTAAATTGTTCTGCCGCAACTCTAACGGTGGGCAGGGCTGCCAGAATTCGTAATGCTTTAGGTACAGCATATCTTGATTTTTCAGCGGAGTTATAATATGTACAAATTAACTATCTCCCCAAGCATCACCCGCCTGTCGGATAACGCGAGCATTCCCGCTGACGAAGCTAACACAGACTACGCGGCTTATCTCCAATGGCTCTCAGAAGGCAACACGCCAACCCCTGCTGACATTCCACCAGCACCAACCTACTCTGAACTACGCGCTGCTGCCTATCCACCAATAGTAGACCAGCTAGACACCATCTTTCACGGTGGTCTTGATGCTTGGAAAGCTGAGATACAGGTCACTAAGAATAAGTATCCAAAGGAGGTAGCATAATATGGCAGATATTATCGTCGCAGGGGACACTTCTGGTTCGGTTACATTGTCAGCGCCAGCGGTTGCAGGTTCAGTAGTTATAACATTACCAACTACCAGCGGAACAATGACTGCCTTTGCTGCTGGCACAGTTATGTTATTTGTTCAGACTGCTGCTCCTACTGGCTGGACTAAGTCTGTAGCTAATGATAATAAGGCATTGAGAGTAGTGAGTGGGGCGGCATCAACTGGTGGATCAGTAGCGTTCACTACAGCATTTGCAAGTGGATTAAGCTCTTCTGGATATACTTTAGCAACAGCAGATATACCAAGTCATAACCATTCCTTTGTTCAATACCAAGCAACAGGAGGCGGGAATAGTTCAGCAGCAGCAGCAGCTGTCAATTCCATTACTACCACAGTTAGCTCTACAGGTGGCGGCGGCTCTCATGCCCACACTCTTCCGTCTTTTGCTGTTTCCTATGTTGATACAATCATTGCCACTAAGGACTAACGGTGGAGATTAAAGCTGGTAACTTTTGTCCATTAATAAAAGAAGACTGTGTTGGCTTGAAGTGTTCATGGTTTACTCAAGTCAGGGGTACTAACCCAAACACAGGTAAAGATGTAGATGAATGGTCATGTGCCATTACTTGGCTTCCAATGCTATTAATTGAGAACAGCCAGCAACAGCGGCAAACCGGATCAGCGGTAGAGTCCTTCAGGAATGAGATGGTAAAGGCTAATGAATCTAGCCAACAACTTTTAATTGAAACCACTAAAGTAATAGGAGTAGAGCGATGAAACTAACAATTATACCTACTGATGGCGCTGTCTATGAAGACGGGATCAGTTACTTAAATCTAGTCTGGGCAGGAACGCCACTTAACGTACACGCTCTTCAATGGCAAGATGTTGCCGGATGGATTGAGTATGTTGACCAGCCTAATGGAGACATAACAGCGCTGCCAGAATGGGCAGATAACGCAATGGCTGCATGGACGGTGGCTAATACCCCAATTCCTCCAGAGCCACCTACAGCCGCACAGAATCAAGCTACCGCTGTTGGCATCCTAAACAGCACTGACTGGACAACCATCGCTGACATAGGGCTACCAACAGCCAATCCTAGACTATCCAATCAGGATCAGTTCATTGCTTATCGCCAAGTGATTCGTCAGATTGCTGTATACCCACCTGCGGGTGAAGTGGTCTGGCCTACACCGCCAACAGAAGTTTGGCTACAAGGAGAATAATATGGCACTAATTTTAGATGGAACTACTGGCGTACCAGTAACCACAGTAACAGGAACACTCCCAGTAGCTAATGGCGGTAGTGGAGTTACTACCTCTACTGGTACTGGTGCTGTAGTGCTGGGGACTTCGCCTACACTAGCCACACCTACATTCGACTCAGCTCAACTACCCACAATCTCTGGTACTGCACCACTCTATATGTGTCGTGCTTGGGTAAACTTCAACGGCACTGGTACTGTGGCTATTCGTGCAAGCGGGAATGTAAGTTCGATAACGGATGGTGGGGTTGGAATTTACACAGTTAACCTTACGACTGCTATGGTTGATGTAAATTATGCAGTAGCAAGCCTTGCGACCCCATATATTGCGGGTAATGATTACAGGTATCCTACCTTTGTAAAAACACAGACAACAGGCGCTGTATCCCTGCAATGTAACCAAGTTGCGAATGGTGCATTTACCATCGATGCAGAATTAGTTGCTATCGCCATATTTAGATAAGGATCAACCATGAAAATAATCTACCAAACAGAAACAGGCATTGCAATCATCCACCCAACAGGTGAATTGTCTATCGAGGAAGTCGCAGCTAAGGACGTACCAGCAGGCGTACCCTACCGCATTGTCAATGACGATGAAGTACCAAGTGATAGAACATTCCGCAATGCTCTTAAATACGACCTCACAGTTGATATGCCGAAAGCACAAGTAATCACAAAAGACCGCCTACGCCAAGAACGCGCTCCACTGCTAACAGCACTCGATGTACAGTACCAACGCGCACAAGAAGATGGCAGAGATACCACCATTATCATCTCAGAGAAACAAAGACTGCGTGATGTTACTAAGTTAGCAGATAAGGCTACAACGCTGGATGAACTGAAGGCGTTATCAGCATGACCATTAAAGACAAAGCTCAGAATGTAGTGGGCAAGATTGATGAAGCTATCATTAAGGTTGACTCCACCGTAGATCATGCGCTCGA